CGGTTACTGCGCGATGAGGTTCTGCCCGATCACGTTGGTGAGGAACATGCCCAGGTCCGGGGCCGTGACCTTCATGTCGTAGGCGGTGTGGATCTGAATCCAGTCGGCCGGCGCGCGGTCGTCGTAGCCGCGCCGGATGATGGCCAGGCCGCTGGTGTTCTGGGCATCCTCGCGGGGGCCCTTCATGGCATTGGTGAGGCCACGCCAGTTGAAGATGTACCCGGCCGAGGGGATGTCCTTGCTGGGCCGGGGGGCCACGAAGCCGAGCCACACCGAGTTGGCGTCGACGATGAACTGGAAATCGTCGGGCAGCCCTTCTTTGGCGTTGTTGAACACGCCGCCGGCCACCATGACCCGGTCCACGTCAAAGAACTGCGCCATCAGATCGATGTCCACAATGCCCTTCTGGACGTACTTGACGCGGTCCACGAAGTCTGGAGAGAAGACCAGGTAGTTGTACACATTCTCGCCGATCACCATGACATTCGGCTTGCGGCCGGTCATCAGCTTCATCCGGGTGGCGCGGCTGCGGATGAACTGGGCGGGCATGGCGCCGGCCTGGTCCCACTGCAGAAAATCCGCCGCGTCCGGGGTGGTGCTCGGATTGCTGGCGGTGCCGTGATACTCGAAGGCCCAGATGCCCGTCCGGAAGAAGCTCTCGGACCAGTCTTTGTCCATGCTGAGCTTGGCGTTCAGCGTCAGGTAGTTCACCGCGCCCTCGAAGGGGGCCATCGGGTCGGGCGAGTTGGCGATGTCGGCCGGGTCGATCACCTTCTCCAAGGCGTAGTTCTCGCACCAGAAGGAGTCGTTGTGCTGCTTGTAGGCGCCCTGCACCGGCCGGTCGCCGTAGGGCTTGAGGCGCATCTCAGGCCGCAGCAGGCTGCCGCGGTCCCAGACGCTGTAGCGCCCGCCCTGCTGAGTGACCGGCAGGATCGGAAAGGTGTTGGGGGCCAGGAAATCCTGGTCGGCCTGCAGGTCGGCGATGGCGATGTTGGTGAGGAACGGATCGACGCGGCCGCCGCTGTGGCTGGCGGGGAGGGGGCCGCTGGTCTGGTTGTACTGGCTGGGGGTGGGTGCAGTCATGTTCGGCACATCCTTTGAGGAGAGGTCGGAGGGCCAGGGAACGGGTGCGGGCTGCCTGAACTGTCAGGCAGCCCGTTCTGGTCTGTGCTGTTTTCAGGCGTGGCGCAGGCCGGCCACCAGTTCGCAGGCGACGATGGAACCATTGGGGCCCGCCTCCGAGAACTTGCAGAAGTAGGCTTCGCCAGCAGCGGCCTTCACGGCCACGCCGGGCGTGGCGCCGATCTTGCCGAAGTCGCCGCTCACCACGTCCGCGCCCACGCGGACCTTGCTGCGGCCCACGGTGTGGTAGGTGGTCGAGGTGCCGGCAGCGAAGCCGGGCAGCTCGATGATGCCGGCCACCGACTCGGTGGTGTCGGCCAGATCAATGCTCGGCACCTGGTTGCTGGTGGTGCGCTTGCAGGCCTTCCACTGGTGGGCGGTGAGGTCGCCGGCCGAGGGGCCGACGTCTTTCTGGAGGGGCTTGACGGTGGACATGGATGCTCCTTGGGCGTCTCGCGGGCGCCGGGTGAGGGGCGAGAGGGCCGAGTGTCGATCAGGTGAAAGGGTGGATGGTCAGGGAGATCCGCTCAGTTGCGCATTGCGGCGTGGTAGCGGCGGGCGAAGGCCGGATCGGCGGCCATCACCTGCTTCTGAGCGTCGGTCAGGGTGAGGCGGGTGTCGGCGGCCATCAGGGCGCGGGCGCGGGTGTTGAGCTCGGCGTAGGTGTCGCCGCTCGCCTGGGCGGTGGCGCTGCCACGCTCCTGCATGAAGCCTTCACGGGCCTGGGCGCCGACGTTTAGCGCCTGCTCGTAGGCCTCGTACTCGTCTTTGGTCAGCTTGTCATGGGCTGCCCGGAGGGTGGCTGCGAAGGCGACGGGCTGGCCCAGCGCCACAGCGCGGGCCTCGAAGTGGCCGGTCAGGCGGATGTCGCGCTCGGCCGAGGCGCTCGCCTCTGCGTTCGTCGCGCGCTGCTCAGTGGCCGTTAGACGGCTGTTCAGGCCCTCGAACGCGGCAATGGCCTCGGGCGGCCAGCCGTTGGTGTTGGGGGCAGCAGCAGCAGGCTGAGCGGCGGCCTGGGTCGAGGCAGCGGGCGTGACCGGGGTGGCCGCAGCGGCAGGCTGCTCGCCGCCGCTCAGGTGGGTGGCGAGGAAGGTGCTCTCCTCGGCGGTCAGGGCCTCGCCCTTCTGGAGCTTTGCGGTGATGGTCTGGATGTTCATGGTCGGTGCCTCCTGGGCTGAGTGGGGGGAAGGGCCAGCGGTCGGCGTGGAAACGCCCGAGGCATCTGCTCGGGCGTCGGTGTCGTCTTGCTCGTCGTCTTCGGGATTGTCGTCCGGACCGGTGGTGCTCGGCGGGGGTGCGGCGTTGCCGGTCAGCTCGGCCAGCACCGTGCTCAGGCTCGCCACCCGGTCCACCAGACCCACCGCCACCGCTTCCTGTCCTACCCAGACTTGCCCGGTGGCCCATTTACTGGCCACCGTCTCGGCGGGCTTCTTGCGCCCGATGGCGACGGCCGCCACGAACTGCGCGTGGATGCTGTCCACCAGGGCCTGACGCTCGGCCAGAGCGGTCTCGGTCAGCGCCTCGGTCGCTTGGCCTAGGGCTTTCTTGACGGCGCTGCGGATGTACGTGACGACCACCCCAAGGCTCTTGTAATAGCCGCTGATGTCGGTGTGGCTGGTGATCACGCCGATGCTGCCCACCATGGCGGTGGGCGTGACGATGATCTGGCTGGCCTGCGAGCAGATCCAGAGTGCGGCGCTGCACATCAAGTCGGACGCGACGGCCACGACCTGCTTGCGGGCCCTGGCGTAGGCGACTGCCTCAGCAGCCTCCACAGTGCCCGACACGGTGCCGCCCGGCGAGTCGCAGGCGATCACGATGGTGGTGATGCTGGCGTCGTCGGCCGCCGCGATCACGTTGCGGGCGAAGGCCTGGGGGCTGACGTAGCCGTAGGACTCGGCCCACTCCGGGGCGCGGGAGATGATCGAGCCCTGCAGGGTGATGACGGCCACCCGCTGGCCCAGGGCGTCAACTCTGGGCAGGAAGGTGGTGGAGGCGTGCAGGTCACCGGGCTTGCTGGCGTCCGGTGTGGGTGTCTGACCAGCCTCCAGGGTCTGGCGCAGGCCGTCGAGCGCGTCGGGCGTGATGCCCCAGGCGTCGTGGGTCAGGGCGTGGGCGAGGAAGTTCAGGCTTGCGGTGGGCGAACGGGTGGGCATCATACGGGCTCCTTTACTTCCGCCGGACCTGGTGCTGCTGCCGGATGTGGCGCTCGGTGGCGAGGTCGCGCGTGGAGCTGACCTTCGGTTCCGAGGTGAAGGTCGGCAACTTGACGGGGGTCTGCCGACTGCTCACGTCGGGCACCTCGGCGACGGCGGTACCGAGGAGGGAGGTGCTGAGCGCGCCCAGGGCGATCAGGTAGGACTTCGGTCTGTGCATACGAACCTCCTAGAACGTGTGGTCGAAGGCCAGCGCCTGGTGCTGCCCGGGCGGCTGGCCGTCCTGTTGCGTGCCGTCTCCGCTGCCGGAGCCGGTCTGCACGGCGGGGTCTGGGTTGGCGGTCTCGGCTCTCTTGGGAACGCCGAGCTTCTCGCGCAGCTCGGTCTCCAGGTTCTCGTCGTGCGTGATGCCGCCGCTGTTCAGCAGCCCGTTCAGCGAGTTGATCAGGCCCTTTAGGGCAGCGTCAGACAGGCCGCCATGCTCCAGCGTCGGCCAGAGTTCCGGCGGCACGCCGTTGAGCTGCATCAGGCCCGCCACTGCGAAGCGGTTGAAGGTGGCGGCCACCCCGTCGAGGATGCCCGCGCCCGCCAGCTCGAACAGATCGGTCAGGTCGGTGCTGAGCGCCAGACTGCCCTTGCCGTCGATGCCCAGCATCAGGAAGCTGGCCAGCATCGTCACCGCGACGTCGCGCTTGTAGCGGGTGATGATCGGATTCACGTCAATCGGCGAGCTGCCGGGCGCGCCCAGCAGGCTGAACTTGTAGCCGGTGTTCAGCTCGACCGGCTTGCGGCTCTCCGTCTTCGGGTCAAAGACGGTCTCGATATAGGTGCTGCTGGGGACCACCACCACCGCCTGTTCGTCCCGACGCAACGCCTTGGCCTGCTCGACGATCAGATTCAGCGCGGCCTTCTCTTCGGCCGTTGCCTCTGCGCTGAGCATGCCGATCGGCACTTCGACCATCGGGATACCGGTCAGGTTACGTTCTACGCCGATGGCCTCGAACTCCTCCAGGCGCTTCTGGAAGTAGTAGGGCCGCCGGGCGTTCTTCAACATGCTTCGCCCTTCAGGGTGGTTGCCCGCCTCGGTGGTGCGGAAGTGCAGGGCGCGCTGGATCGGGATGAAGACCTCGCCCCGCTCGGTGCTCTGCCACATGCCCTGGATGCCACCGTCACCGTCGAATGCCCAGCGCGACAGCGTGTTCTGGGGCCGCAGGCTCATCTTCCGCCAGCCGATCAGGTTGTCCGAGTGGCGGCTGCGGTACTTGGGGTCCTGTTGGTCCGGGCCGCGCCGGTACTTATAGATCACCTCGAAGTAGCTCCAGCCGAAGGGCAGCATGGTGAGCACCTCGGCGATCAGGCCAGGGAAGGTCTGGCTCATGTCCTCACGGCACTGGTCGAGGAAGCTGGCCCAGTACTTGGCTCGGGCCTCAGTCCAGGCGCCCTTCGGCCCGTCGGGCTTCTCGGCGGGCCGGGCGGTCCAGGTGACGCGGCGGAAGAAGCTCTCCAGTGCGAAGAAGCTGCCGCCGACCACGCTGCTGTTGTCGCGCAGCTCGGTGTACTGGTCGATGGCGCTGCGTCCGAACTCGGGGTACTCGCGGTCGTACCAGGCGCCGCTGTTACCGGTGCTGCCGATGATGCTCAGATCGATCTTGGGAATAGGGATTCACCTCCTGGTGCGAAAACTGCTGCTCTTGCCAAGGTCCATGGCCTGGGTGGGTGCGGGAAGGGGCGGGCCGGCCTTCTTCTTCTCCTGCTCGGCCCGCCTCCGTTTGAGCCGGAAGCGCTGCAGGGCCTGGGTGGTCGGGTCGATCTGGTCATCGTTCGCGCCGTTCGGGAACTGAATCCACTCGGGCCGGTATTCGCTGTTCACCCAGGCAGTCAGCTGCGGGTGCGGCAGGTAGACGTTCCCGGCTTCGATGGTGCTGCTCTCGGCATTGACGCGACTCTCCTTGCTGCCCTCTGGCTCCCAGGCGATCAGGCCGGTCACGGTGGAGCGCAGGTCGTCCATGATGGCCGGGCCGTTCGCCTTGTCTTCGATCACGTGCTCAAGGATCTCCGGGTGCTTCTCGGCGAAGCTGACCAGCTCGGCCTTGGACTGCACGTAGCTCCAGCGGCCGCGCACCTGGTCGAGCAGGAAGTTGTCGGCGCCCCTCGCACCCCAGTCCTGGCCGACCACGAAGTCGCTGTTCTTGTTCCCCTTGAAGGTCAGGTCCCAGCTGCTGATGCGGAAGTCGAACTCGGTGGGCGTTGGGACGACCACGGCTTCCTGCTCTGTGACCGTGCCGTCTTCGGCCACCACCTGTACCAGGACTGGCTTGAGGTAGGGCAGCATCTCGGCCGGGGCGTGGTAGCGCCACCAGCTGTCCTTGACGATGCCACCGCCAACCGGGGAGGGTCGCTGCTGGAGCTGCCCGGCCTCGCCGAAGGAACCGAGGTCATGCGCCGCCTGGGCGTAGTCGGCTTCATCGCGGAACTCAGGGAAGAGCAGCTCGCCACGCTCGGTGCGCGGGTCGCTCCAGATGCTGGTCTCGGTGTGGTACTCCGGCTCGTACTTCTCCGGCAGGCGCAGTACCTCCCAGCCACCCTTCTGGGTCAGGTGGCCGGTGAGGTCCTCTTCGTGCAGGCGCTGCATGATGCAGATCTGCACGTACTGCTTCGGGTCGGCCCCGCGCCGGCTGAGGCTGGTGTCGTAGGCGTTGTTGATGGTGCGGCGGTGGGCGGGGCTGTGGATCTCGACGGCGTTGTTCGGGTCGTCGATCAGCAGGATGCCGGCGCGCACGCCGGTGGCTGCCGTGAGGGGCCGCACCGCGCGTCGGCCGCGGGCCAGGGTGTCGTACTCGCCCTTGGCGTTGTTGTCGCGGGTGAGCTGCACCGTGTCGCCGTAGCGCACCACGTACTCGGGGCTGAGGAGCAGGCGGCGCATCGCCATGCTGTCGCGCAGGGCGAGGCTCTCAGTGAAGGCGACGGCGAGGAAACGCTCCGACGGGTTCAGCTCGGCCCACACCCAGGCCGGGAAGAAGACGTTCGTCAGCGAGCTCTTCATGGTGCCGGGCGGGACGTTGATGATGAGGCGCTTGATCTGGCGGCGGGCGGCGGCCTCAAGGTGCAGGCACATGGCGTCGAGGGCCCAGCCCCAGGCCATTGGCGTGCCGGGTTCGAGCACGTCCCAGAACTCGTGCACGAACTCCTTCAGGGAGAGAGCGGGGAGTGGCGGCTCGACATCCTCGACGAAGAGGCCCCGGTCGCGCAGCTCGCGCTCGGCCAGTTCGCTCAGGATCAGTTCGTCGCTCAGCCAGTCGGGCAGGGTGTCACGCCGTGCCACGGGCTTTGAGCCTCCCTCGCAGTTCGAGCAGCTGCTCAGGCGTCAGGTTCTTCAGGTCTGCCGGGCTGCGCAGGTCTTCGATCTTGACGGTGAACTCTTCCATGCCGCGCGCCTTGCGCTCTGCTTCCAGGCCCAGCTGCATCAGGCGGGCCACCTCGAACGCCGAGAGCGATTCAGCGCGGGTCAGCAGCGCCGCGAGTCCTTTGGCAGCGACGTCCTGGAGGTCGCGGGCGCTGTTCACGTGCCGCATCCGGACCTGCTCGACCGTTTCGAGGTCCAATTCCCGAACCTTGGTACCCACTTGGTTCCGGAATTCGGTCCTCAGGTCGGCCCATTTTTCTGCGCCTGCACGCTTTTTAATGGCACTGAGGCTCGGGTTCCCTGATTGGGTACCAAGGTGCACGAAGGTGACCGTGTCGTTGCCTCGGACGTACTGGCGGCGGATTTCGGCCCAGTCGTACCTGGCGACGGCCCCGGTGGACTTCGGGGCGCTTCCTTGCGGCTTGGCGGCTCTGAGTTTGGCGGTCTCGGTCTTCTGGGGCATGGCTTCACCTCCTGGGGTGGGTCGTAGGAACGTTTGAGCGGCGCGGTAATCTGGGGAAATGGAGTTCAATTCTCAGCAGGTCGTCATGAGCACCCAGAAACAACTTCTTGATGTCTGGTTCGAGGTGTATCTATTGAAGGGTCATCGCGTGTCGCAGGCTGCCAGAAGATCTCACGCGCAGTGCCTTCAGTACTTACAGGAAGTAGGGGTATCCGAATCGGATATCACGACGTTTGTCGTCCCTGAAGAGGAATGGGTGCAGGCCATGCTGACGGCAAACCTGATCAAGAAGGGGTGACAGTCGGCTTGGGTGTCTACCGGGGTGGACATCCAGCTTCGTTCTGGCTGCGTCGCGCCTTGGCATGAAAAAACCCGCCGAAGCGGGCAGATAGTTTGAATCGCGGATCAATAGTCGTCAAGTTGGTAAGCAGTTGCGAGGATCCATGCCGCTCTTTCCATAGCTTCATCTTCCGAAAGAGTATCTGAGAATGCTCTGACCGTTCCCTCCTGACCAGTCGGTGTACCACTGCGAAGCTCAGTCGCTTGTGCTCTGAAATCCGCCTGGAGCTGCGGCGGCAAATCTCTATCAGGGTCAACATTGTTGAGGCTGTAGATCCACGCAGCAGCTAGGCGCTCCCGAATCCTGCCAGGATTGGTCGCCAAGGTATGGACAGCCGTACTGAACTTCTCTTGACCGTAGGTGATGGACATATCCTCAGCTTATCCTCCTCATGTCTACACGGGTGGACACAAGGATTCGCAACAGGTGCGGCGTGTCCGGGCACAAAAAAACCCGCCGAAGCGGGAAACGAGAAAATGCCCGCCGTTTCCGGGGGCACTGCTATGGGTAGAGTCTGTGACGTTAAGTTGATAATGCCGAATTATGGGTGTGGCGTCAAGCGGTCTCATCATCGAGCTCGTCTTCGTCTTCGTCATCCCACTCCAGGTCGTGCTCTTCGAATGCGCTGAGCGTACCGAGACTCTCGTGTGGCACTGGCGTCAAGGTCCGGCGCAAGGCCTCAAAAGCACGGATCGCACCTGGAAATTGATCCCTCAGGAGCTCCCGTGTCGCCAAAGCCCCTCGGTGGTCACGGTAGATCAGGTGCTTCAGGTCCTTAACCGGGCGGCCTCCACCGGTGCCGGTCAGGCGACGATCCTGGTGGTGCAGCCAGCCCAGGAAATCCGACCAGCCACTCTCGCCCACGTCGATGCCACTGCGGGCCTCGATCTCGATGGTGTTGGCCACCCTGAGCGAGAAGCCGTCCGACGCCCAGACGATGGCGAGCGTGAAGTAGAACGGGTCGAACACCAGGCGCTGGATCGGCGCACCCTCGGCGTCTTTGGTGGTCTCGCTTCTCGGCACGCCGATTTTGAAGATCACGCCCCGGTGGTAGCGGCCGGTGTGGAGCCGCGCAGGTTCGGTGTTCAGGAAGCGCCGAGCGTCAGCGTACCTCAGCTCTTCGAATTGCATCGCCTTGGCGTACTCGGTGGCGAGCTCGACATTGCCGTTCAGCAGTTCGAGCGCGGCCACTTTCGCCCAGCTATACGAGCGGCGGCCGGAGACGCGCATGGCCTGCTCCAGCGAGTCGCCTTTCGGCTGGCGGGCGAGTGGCGGTTCATCGGGCGGCTCGTCGAGGTCCACCACGCTGCCCCGGATGATGCTGGCGGCGATCAGGTTGATGAGCTTGCGCTCCTCGGTGTTGATGCGCAGCCAGTCCACCGGGCTGAGCTTCGCCGGACGGATGAGGGGGTGGGCCTCGCGGGCGTTCCCGGCCTTCTTGGCCTGGCGCTCTTGCAGGGTGATTACGGCGGCGGCCTCGACGTGCTGAGCGAGGACGGCCTGCTCTTCGGGGAGGTGATGTGGGGCGACCGCGCGAGCCAAGCGGGTGGCTGCGTCGGCCACGTCCTGGCTACCCGTGATCAGGCCTGCCTCGGAGCTGATCAGGTCGGTCTCTTTGGTCATCGTGCGCTCGACGAGCGGCAGGAAGTGCTTCCGGTACCCGGTACGGCTGCGGGCCTCGTGCAGCAGCGAGGCGAGGTCGGCGGGGTTCACTCCTCCTCCCGGATCAGGCCGTATTGACGTTCCAGCATGTTGTATCGCAGTTCACCGATGCCGCTGACCACGTAGCCCCCGCCAGCCCACTTCACGATCCGGATGGTCTGCTCTGTCTTGCACATCCGGTGAATCAGGCTGCGTTGCTGGTCGGTCGGCTCACGTTGGCCGGTGAAGGTGAGCCCGGCCTTTTTGAGGGCGTCCATGGTGTGCAGGGGCTTTTCCATCAAGGCATTGAGGAGACGGTACTCGTCGGGAAAGGTAGGCATCGGGTACGGGATCTCCTGTGGTAGGCAGTAATAGTCAGGTCAGGGCGATACCCGTTGATCTCAACGGGATGAAGATCAACTGTTCACCCGCTCTTTGAGGTGTTAAGAGGTGCGCATCATTGCTGGCAGAGGCTTATCTACGCTGTCGGCATGGATTGGCGGATGAGCTTGAGCCCAGAAGTCCAACAGCACATCACGGCGTTGGAAGGGTACGGTTGCCAATTCTGCTGGAGGGAGAACTTCAGTGGCTTTGCCTACATACATCCAAAAATTGCAGGTGAACATATTTTTGAGATCTGGCGCAGTGGTCGGTTGCTGGATTACCTCGCTCCTGTATCGCACCCTTTCGAACCTGTGGGCATCATGGGAATTGAGCTGTTCCTGACGCATCAATGGGATGTCCACCGTAAACTTCTTCGACCTTCCTGATAAATGGAGTGCCTTGATCAGTACCTGGTCGAGGTCAAGCATTCCGTGCCGCCTGGAGTAGCGTGCGGGCAGCGTCCACGCTGGCGAGCGCGGTCTCCATATTCAGGGCGTCCTTGCCGTCCTTGCGGATCGCGGCCTCGTGCAGCCGCAGCGCCACGAACTCCAGGTCGGTCAGTGCGCGAGGGGCAGGGGCGCGCTGGTCGGTGTAGGTGCGCTCGGGAGTCTGGGTCTCGCGGGCGTGGCGCTTCTCGACGAGGACCTTGGTCTGGCGGCGGTCTCTGTTGCTCATCGGGCTTGTCTCCTGTGGGGTCGTGGATGGGGAAGTCGGGCACGGTGGAGGCGAAGACGACGGTGGCTCATGGCTGTTCCAGGTAGTCAGTGATGATGGCGACCGCCGCTCGCCAGCCCTCGGCTACCACCGCCCGGTAGCCGTTCTTCCGCAGCTGGCTCATGCGGACGAGTTGCTCGGCGCTCGGCCGTTCGCCCAGGCGCTTCATCTCGATGTACAGACCGTGCTCGCGTCCGGCGGCGATCGGCAGATGCAGATCGGGCACACCCGCCGTCACGCCTTCGGCCTTGAGCTTGGCGGCGACGGCAGGCTTGCGGTCGCCACCGTTCGGGATCGCGTAGATCTGCGAGGAGCGGAGGCGCAGGTGGTCGGGGGCGTCGTACTTGCACCAGTCCACCACCCGCACCTGGTGGTTATGCTCAGACCAATAGCCTTCGACGATCAGGACGGCAGGTGTCGGGGGCGTCACCATGGGAAGTACTCCTCGATTGGAAAGTTAAGGCAGGCGAACTCGCCCTGGAACGCAACTGCCAGGACATCTCTGTGCCTCGCGGCGGTCTCTGCCTGCTTGAAGAGCGCGGTGCTTTTCATCCTGTAGCGCACCGTCACTCGGCCGACGTAGAGCCCGACTTCCTTGCGGAGGACAACACCAATGAAGCCGTGGCTCCGGGAATGAAACCTGCGATTTGCTGCGTTCTGGCTCTTCGAAGCTACTCGCAGGTTTTCGCGCCGGTTGTCGAGCGTGTCGTGGTTGATGTGATCCACGACCTGCCCAGCGCTCGCCCCCATGATCAGGCGATGGAGAAGAATTGCCTTACCGTTTTTTCTGGCTCGTGCGTACCCGCAGGCTGTAAGCGACCAGGTATGCGCACTGGCTAGGTGAAAATCCGAAGTATCGAGTTTCGTAGCAGCTACGACTTCGCCGGACTTGTTCCGCATCGGAAGCTCAGTCCAGTACGATTCGATGATCAGGGCGGCGGCGCTCGGGGAAGTCAAGATTGAAGCTCCTCTTCGATCAGGGTGTATAGCCCGTGCGTCGTGACTTCGTTCTTCCACCATGCCTTCCAGGCCAGGGGTCGGACGGCCTCCGCCGGCACGTAGAAGGCCACGGCGCTCAGCAGCTCGGGTTCAGTGGTGGCATGCAGGTGTGTGGTGGCAAGGTTGTGGCCTGGCTGTCGGAGTTCCAGCCGGAACCGGCGCTCTGGGCGCGCAGCCGCCGTCATGGTTTCCCTTCTGTGCCGGAGAGCGTGATCAGGAACTGCCGCTCTGTCACGTCCTCGCCCACTTGCACGTCATGCAGGGCGCTTGCCCCAAGACAATCGCCGTTCTCTTCGTCGATCAGTAGGCGCACCTCAATGTCCCGGCCGTACTCTCCGACGATCTGATTCAGGCGATTCGCCAGTGCGGTTGCCTTCACGGCCGGACCTTCGGCTCAGCGATCAGCCCCGCCTGAATCAAGACTTCGAGCAGCGCGCGGCAGCGTGTGAGCGCGTCGGCCATGGCGACATTGGCGAGGAACGTGCCGCCGATGGCATCGAAGATGTCGAACGGGCCAGTCAGGTCGTGCACCATCAGGTACAGCACCTCTCCATACCGCTCAGCGAGGCCCAGCGCGGTGATCTTAGCCTCCACCTCGGCGGTGGTGTCCAGGCGCGAGGCATAAGGTGGTGGGCCGGGCCAGTGGGAGGCGTAGTCCGGGGTGTCACGGGTCCCGATCTCCCACGTTGCCCGGTGCGGCCGGCGGCGCCGATCAGCCTTCGAGGGCGCGTAGCCCATCCAACGCGCCAGGACCTGCTCCAGCTGTTCAGGCGTCAGGCTCACTACGCGGGCAAAGGGGACGTACTCGTCGCTCACGGCTGGGCTTCCAGATCACGGCGGCGCTCCCAACCGAAGTACTCGAGTCGCTCGACCAGTTTGTCGCTTGCGGCTCGGCTCTCCCGGAAGACGGCTGTGCGTGCCACGGTGTCCACCTCGACCGGCTTCAGGGTGGTGATGCTGTGCTGCACAGAGCCGAACGTTTCAGTGGTCACGACCATCTGGGCGGTGGCGTCGTCCGGGTCTTTCTCGCTGGCCGGGGCGGTGATGGTGTACACGCGCTGTTCCAGGGTGCTCTGGCCGACCCGCTTGCCGCGCGACCGCACCTCCAGATGTAACGTCATCTTCCAAGGCTCAGGCTTCACGCTGCCGCTCCATGTACTCGTCTTCGACCAGGCCGTCATCATCATCGAGCCAGTTCTCCGGGTTCAGGTGCTGATCGATCTCGTCGTAGACGCGCTGTTCGTCATCGGTGAAGCGTTGGTCGAACATGCGTTTATACATGGCCTGCTGGATGATTCGCAGGTCAGCGTCGGTCATGTTCATTTCGCTCCTCCATCGTCGAAACTCACCGGGTCGGTGCACAGAGCGGCGACGTCGCCTTCCACTGCCTGCACCCAGTCATCGCCATATCCGGGGTAGTCGATCGCTGCCTGCTCGCAGACCGCCTCGGCCATGTCATCGCTGAATCCAGCTGCGAGCAGGCGTTCGTGAGCCGCTGCAAGTGTGAGGGCGTGCCGTTCACCCTTCTGAGTGGGCAGGGTCAAGACTGTTCCTCCTGAAGTTCGGATTCGTGCTTCTTGCGCCAGGCGCGGGGCGCGTCCCAGATGCTTTTGACCTTCGGGCCTTCGAGCAGCTCGCCTGTGTTGGCGTCCATGACTTCCAGCCAGTACCCGGCGCGGTCGAAGCGCAGCGCGCCGGCCGTGCCCATCTGCTGCAGGCCCGCGATGTAGTCCATCGGCTTCTGGTCTTCCGTGCCCTGAAAGTCGCGCCGGTCCTGACTGCCGCGCTGCACAGCCGTGGCGAGTGCCGAAGCACGATGCTCGGGCGGGAGATCGCTGTACTTCACCGGTTCGCCCGTCTGCGGGTGCTCGACCGCCATTCCCTCAACCATCATTCGGTTGGCGTCGGCTACGCCTTTAAAGTCGGCGTTGCTCGGCTGCTGCTTGCCGGTCGTGGCCCGGGTCACGTCAACGATGAGTTGGTAGTCGCTCGGCGAGGCCATGCCCAGGGCGCGGGCCATGCGCTCGTTGCTGACCTCGATGCCCTGCTCGGCGGCCGCTTCCTGCACGTCGGCGAACTCGATCAGCTGGTAGACCCGTGAGCGCTTGACCCGGCACGTCTCCAGCGCCCAGGCTTCGAGGCTAGCGTGCGTCTCGCGGTAGAGCCTACGGTCGCGCACCTCGCGCAGCGCCTTGCCGGCTCGCAAACTGACCACCTCACCGATGATGATCGTCTCGGCCAACTCCTCGCGGCGGCCGCGCTCCTCGAGGGTCAAGGGTTGAAATACAGCGGTGTCTACCAGGCTGGACGCTTCTCGGTGGTTCATCAGGACCTCTTAGAAAAGGGCGGGTTGAGAGGGTGGCGGGGTCGGTGGGGTAACGGGTACCGGATCGGACGGCAGATCGGGCGGAGGAACTGGCGCTGGAGGCGGCCGATATGGTCTGGCCTGGCCCGGGTAGGCGAGCGCCTCGAAGCCTTCGCCGACCACGTGGGCGGCCACTCGCCCGGCGTGGGTCGGGTGGTGATCCGGCCAGCGCAGGTAGCTCATGACGATGCCGACGCCCTGCTCGACCACCACCTGTTCGGTGATGGCGGGCAGGCTGGCGGCGGTCTCGGGCTTGGGGGCGATGGGCACAGCTGGACGCGGGGCGTAGTACAGCTCGCGGGCCGGGGCTCGGCAGGCCGCCAGTCGGTCTTTCGCTTCCTGGAAGGTCAGACGCGTGACGGTGTGACCGGCCCGCTGGTGAGCATTGGAGAACGTGGCCTCCACGCCCGGGTCATTGGCAGCCGTGCTGGCGCACAGGAACCCGGCTGGGTTGGTGGCGATCAGCCAGTCGAAGGTCACGTTCTCCCGGCTCACTGAGTGCCTCTGGCGTACTCGCCACGACCCGGCGTCTCTGGCTGCCACAGCCGCTTGCAGATGCAGCGCCAAGTGGTCATGTCGTGCGAGGGGTGCCAGGCCACCCGGACGTCTTTGCCCGCAGACGCCTTCCAGACGTACACGGCGGTGCCGTTCTCGCGCCAGTAGAAGGTGTAGAGGCGCCCACATGGGCACTCCCAGCGGTGAAAGCCACCCTTATGGATCTGCATCAGGCCGAGACCCCTCTACCGTCGCGGTTGTCGTCTGAGTCGTGAGGCGTGAACAGCGTATTCTGCGGCTCCTCAATCTCGACCTCAAGCTGGATGGTCAGCACCTCGCGGTCCACGGGGTTCAGAAACTCTTCGAAGCCGTCGTGGGCGTTGAAGGCCAGCTTGCCGACCGCCACGAACACGTATTCCTTCGTCTTGGTGCCCTCGCTCGTCAGGCGCCAGCTGCGCTTCCGGCCCTTCTCGTCGATGATCCGCAAAGAGAACTTGGCGACCTCGCGTGACTTCTGGTTCTTGGTGATGCGGTGGGCCCGCTTCAGGAACTTGGTGTCGGTGCCGCTGGGCAGCTCGAGGTGGAGCGTGGTCCAGGGGTAGCCGTCCTTGTCGAATTCGTGCTTCAGGGCGTTGAGATCGACATCCAGGATCTTCTTCATGACGGCTCCAGCGGGGCGGCACGGTGGCCGCCCCGAACGTGATCAGTCTTTGGTCTCGGTGTCGTCTTCGCTGCCTTCCTCGTCCAGGTCCTCGTCGCTCTCGTCGTCATCGTCCGGAGCACTGGGCTGGGCGGCCTCGGCGGCCGGGAGGGGCGGCAGGGGCTCGGGGAAGCGCAAGAGGGCGGGCACGAAGCCCTCGGCGTGCAGCCGTTCGGCGTGCTCGAGGATCCGCCCGCGCATCTCCTTGAGGGTCTTGCAGTCCTCGACCAGGGCGCGGCCCAGACCGGCCTCCTCGGCCAGCTTGATCAGGTCGCCACGCGGGTAACGCTTCAGCCACTCGTCGGTCAGGGTGAAGCTGTTGGCCAGCCAGCGAGGCGCGTCCGTCAGGTGGGCGATCTGTGCGTACTCGCTCCGAACTTCCTCTTTCGGGTTGTACTGGGACCAGTCGTAGGCGGTCACAGCCACCAGGGTGTTCAGGTGGCCGAGCAGCTCGTCGTTCTCCAGGCCCAGCAGCAAGGTCAGCAGCGGATCCGCTTGGGGCGTGTGACCACCCAGCGCGGTCTGTGAGCTGTACGACCGGCTGTTCTCCACTGGCGCGATAAGGGTGCGCAGCGCCTCGCGCCGAGCGTGTAGGGTCGGCATCAGCGCCGCCATCTCGTCGTTGTTCGGCAGGCCCTGGACGTTGTTGATATGGGAACGCCCCACGTCTGACGCCTGGCCCAGCAGCATGCCCCAGACAGTCAGTGCCAGCGTCAGGTGGGTGTCGCCGACAGCGGCCTCTCTAGCCGCGTAGGCCCGCAGCTGATGCGCTTCGAGGTAGGCGCTTTCGGGCATCTGGCGCTCAGCCTTGGTCGTCTCGACGCTGCCGTCTTCCTTCACCGTCGCCTTGGCAGCCTTCCTGAGCCTGACGCCCTTCTCCTCGGCCAGCGTGCCCGAGGCCGTGCAGATGTAGAACACCGTGCCCGCGTCAGTGGCCTTCTCGCTCGCGGATTCGTAGAGCTTGTGCGAGTACATCGGCATCGTCGAGTACTCGCCCGTTTCCACCGCCACGAACGCCCGGTCGCCCTTCGCGCGGCGCTTCTCGGCGAGCCCGTTGGCGTGCTCGACCTGGGCCTGCAACGCCTTCGCCTTGTCCTTGAAGTAGGGCTCGAAGGTGTCGAAGATGTCGCGCACGACTTCCAGGCCGCTCTTCTCGACGTTGAACCCAGCTGTCTTGACCAGCATCTGCCCACGCGTGAAGACCTTCGACAGCTCGGCGGCGCTCTGGGGCCGGTAAAGGTCGGTGGCCGAACTGGTCATGCTGTTCTGGAGATCCTTACCTGGGGCGCGGGCGATCACGAAGGCCTGCGCGAGGCTCATCTGTCCGGCATCCAACGCTTCGCGCGCTTTCGTCAGCAGGTTGCGTGCCGCCAGAATGCGGTCGGCCACGGGCTGCTGGGTCTTGTACCCGAAGGTCGCGGTGATCGCTTCGACGGTGCGTCCGGCGTCCTGCAGTGCGGCCATCGCCTCGCACTCCTCGAGCGGCGTCATGCTGCGGCGCCGCATGTTCTCGGTGGCCGAGATCTCCAGTGCCTCGGCGTCGGTCATCTCCGAGATACGCACGAGGAAGGGCGCAGCGTCGGTGATCTGGCCCCGCTCGACGCGCAGCAGCTGTGCCCGGCGGCGGCTCTCGCCCGCCACGATCTCGATCTGACCATCGGCCGTCCAACGGCCGCTGGCGTTCTGCTGCTGGCCCTGTGAGTGCAGGCTGTCAGCCAGCTCTTCGATGGCCGCCGGGTCGTAGTGGTGCCGGACGTTGCAGGCGCTGCGGACGCACTGCGAGATCGGCACTTCGAACAGGCCGAGGGCGCCGGTCCAGGCGGGCGGGACGGTGGCCCCGTGCATGGTCGCCGTCAGCTTCGCCAGCTGAGCCTCGCTGGGCATTCCGGTAGCCTCCGCCGAGATCTCGTTGGCCTGGGCCGAAACCGCCGTGTCACCCGGTACGGCCTGCGCTGAGACGACCGTGTCGTTCGGTGTTTCTGGCTGAACCTTCTTCGGGCGGCCGGGCTTGCGCTTCGCGGGGGCTTCGGTGGCGGCGGTCTTCGTGGTTGCGGTCATGGGGGTCTCCTCAATGGGGGTGCACATGGTGCTATGGACGGTGACGAGTTCTCCGGCGACGTCGAGATGGACGGCCAAGCGGTCGGGGTACCAATGGTCCTGATTGGTCCAGCGCACCGTGCCTTCGACCAGACCGCGCACAGGGACACGGGCGAGCAGTCGCTGACCCGGCTGGATGTCCATCAGTTCTTCGCCGGCAGATCGCCGTACCGGGTGGGGAACACGCGCTTTTCAACCGTGTCGAGCAGCAGCCGCTCCGTATCGAGCTCGCGGAGCAGCGCGGGGTCGGTGATGCCGAGGCGCAGGACCACGTAGCGGTCCATCTCTTCGTCAGCGCTCTCCTCGTTGCTGGTCGGGTTCATCCCGGCGTGCAGGGCAGCCAGCGCCGCGTCACGGAGGGCCGGCTGGCAGCAGTCGGCGCGGCGACGGCGGAACACGCCGGTCGCTAGCGTCAGGAAGATGACGCCCTCGGACCCGCAGTGCGGGCAGTCGGCGTTGATGACGCGCCGCTGGACTTCGCTCCGCTGCTGCTGGCGTTCGATGCTTTGGTGGAGCGCGGCGCGAGCGCGGGGGCTGTTGATCAGCAGCTGGGCGAGGGTCGCGGCTTCTTCCTGGACATGGGCTTCGGTCTTGTTCATTCGGGCCTCTCGGCAGCAGCCAGTCGAGCGTCGAGGCGGGCGCTGCGGGATTGGGGTTTGGCGGTAGGCGTGGTGCCGGTACTGGGTACCCGGCGGGCACGGCGCAGGCTGGCGGTCTCGGCGTCCAGCAGGCCGATCAGCGCGGACTTCCACTTGCCCTTCGCTGAGGTGGTCAGGGCGTCGTCCTTGCTGGCCTGGAAGGTCTCGGCTTCCAGGGCGAACCAGTCACGCCGCGAGGGGTCTTCTTCGATCAGGCGGCCCAGCCACTCGGCCCCGAAGCAGCCGGCGAGGAACTTCCGGCTCGGACCCTCGGGGAAGTTATCCACAGACTTATCCACAGGCCGCGCGGCGCCGGGGCCATCCTTGGGGCTCGTGGCGTTGGGCGCTCTGCCGTTCGCCTTGGGGAGTTCAGGTTCCTGGAGAGGCGGGGTGGGGGTGTTGACCCTGGCCGCGTCAGCGGCCTCGGTGCTGGTGTCCTGATCCTGACCCTCGGCCGAGACCGGCACTTGAGCCGGAGGCGTTGACTCGCCTTGAGCACCGTCGGTCTCTGACGGTTCTTCTGTTGGTTCACTGACGGTTACTGACGGTTCGGGTGAAGTGGGCTTCACCCTTTCCGCACTGGATTTCACCCTTTCCGCACTGGATTTCACCCTTTGTGCAGAGAATTTCACCCTTTCGAGCAGCGCAGAGATTTTCACCCTTTCGTCGCTGGATTTCACCCTTTCCAGCTGAGCGGGCAACTCGAGGAGCAGCCGGGTCAGGGTGTCTGGGGGAAAGACCCAGTACTGGTTCGTGTTCCGTCGGCCGGTTCCCAGTTCGGTGATCAGCTCGCCCGACTCTTCGAGTTCGCGCAACACCAGTTGGGCGTTCCGTTCGGTGATTCGGCACTTGTGGGCCAGCGAGGCGATGCCAGGAAAGCAACAGCCCTCCTCGTTGGCGTGATCGGCCAGGGCCAGCATCATCAGCCGCTTGGTGCCGGTGGCGCTGCTGGAGTTCCAGACCTCTGTCATGACCTTGATGCTCACAGCCACTCACCGACCCAGTGCTGGTATGCAAAGGCGTTTACTCCAGGCCGGTACACCTGCTCGGACTTCGCCAAGCCCATCTTCCGGAGGGTGTACATATAGCCGGAGCAGTGCTTCAGGGACAGCCCCGTCTCGTCCGCGAGTTCGATGGAGGTCATGGGAAGGCCGGGCACCTCGTAGAGGGCCTGGAGCACCCGGTAGATCTGCGTACCTTCACGGATGCAACTCGGAACGTACCCTTTCCTGTTGCTCATGCGGCCACCGCCAGTGGCCAGGGCAGGGCCCGGAAGATCGCGCGCCAGCGGCCGACCAGCAGCACGAAGCGCAGGGACAGCTTCAGGCGCGCCCGCTCGTACCGGCTCCAGCGCTCCTCGCGCAGGTCCTCCAGGGCCGCACCTTTCAGGTACCCGAGGCGGGCCGCCAGCACCTCGCGCTGCCGGAACCAGCGCGACCGCAGGCCCTGGACTACGGAGCAGAAGCTGAGCACCAGGATGTGCCCTTGCCGCTCGGCCTCGTCACGGGCCTTCTGTTCCGCCTTGAGCCGCTTGGCCTCGTCCGTGTCTACCGGGGTGGACAGTCCAAGGGCGACCCTGGGGGCTGTCTGCCGGGGGCGAGACGAGGCCGTCATCGGTCGGTCGGCGACCTCGGCCGGGACAGAGGCTGGCTCCGGTTGAGGCTCAGGGTTCAGGCCCAGGGCCTGGAGTCGGTCAGCCCTCAGTCGTTCAGTGAGGTCACGCAGCACGTCGGCGTCCTGTTGCTTCAATTCCGGCCAGGGTTTCGGGCCGCGCTTCACCAAGACCTTGAACACCTCCTCCTCGAGGAGTTGGTCGCCATACTCGAAGGTCGTCTTCTGATGGCCGCGACGCGCCTGGGTGCGGGTCACCGAGATCTGGCAGTGCAGGCACTTCCAGCTGTAGAAGCTGAAGCCGCACCCGTCCCCGTGCAGCGGGTTCCCGAGTTGGTGGTCGCACTGGTCCGGGCCGGTTGCCCGATCTGCCAGTGCGAACGCCGGGATCTTGTCTTTGCGCTCGAAGGCCGTGATCTTCGGGAGCAGCATCTTCGCGTCCCGAGCAACGATCTCGACCTCCTTGCGGCTCGGCTGCTTGCTCGCCGTGCGCCAGGTGGTGAGCGCCAGGCGGTCATTCCGGATCAACGCCGCGACGTGCAGGCCACCCGGCAGCTGAATGCTGGCCGTATTGGTCCGGCTCATGCGGGCCGCCTCGGTCAGCTGTTCGAGCAGTACTGGAAGCGGAACGCCCTTGCCCTCAACGGGTGTCATGGCGTCCTGCGGTGTGTTGTTGGAAGTGTGGTGCCATGGAAACCTCGGAGGCCCGCCCAGTGCGAACCGGGCGGGCAAGAAAGATGTCAGAACGGAAGAGGCTCCGGATCAGTTGGTGGAGTCACCGCCACGTCGCCCCCGTGCTGCCCCTGCTGCCAGGCCTGCCACTCGTTGATCAGGCGCTCCGGGTCGCGCTCAGCCCCGAGCTTCTGCAGGACGAGCTGCGACTGGGCCGCATCTAGCTGAGTGGTGCTGGTCAGCTCGCCTGGAAAGCGGGACAGCCAGGCGGTGAATGCCAGACGCTCGGCGCGCTGCTCGGCCGAGAAGCCGTATCGGCCGGCCAGATGCAGCACGATGGCCTGATGGGGCGTGCGACTGCGAGAGTCAGCCACTGCCGGTGCCGGGGTAGGGGACGCGGTCTCGGGCTCGGGCTCGGCCTTCTTGTCGATCAGCGCCTGCAGGTCACGGCGCAGTCTGGCCGCCTTGCCACTGTCACCACGCCAGCCGCTGAACTGCCGCTCCATACCTTCGAGCTGCTCGTCCAGGCGCAGGCGTCGCGCATAGTTCCAGAGGTCCTTGACCGCACTGATCAGTTCCTCGTTGGGAGCGACCGCCTGCTGAGCCGAGCGGGCACGGCGAGACGTCTCACCACCGTCGTTCGCGTCGGTGTCCTCGTCCGCCGCGATGCCGAGGAGCGCGGTCAGGCCGTAGCGGCGCAGATAGGTGCTGACGCTGGCCATACCCTGCACCGCCTTCATGCGGCCGTCTTCGCTGTCCACCGGGGCCGAGACCGTCACGCTGACCCACTCGCCGCTGGTGTGCTGCAGCAGGGTGGTGGCCTGTACCGTGACACCGAAGGCCAGCGGCTGGCTGAGCCAGATGCCGTTGGCATTCAGGTGCGGCCGCACGGCGTCCAGCAGGTCGTGCAGGGTGGCGTAGCGGTAGCTGTACCCACTGCCCGAACGGGTCTTGACGTTCGCCTGCCCGCGCATTGGCACGGCCGGGAAAGACGACTGCGCGGCGACGAGCGCGGCGGTGATCTTGGTGAAGCCCTCACTGCGGGCGTAGGTCTCGCCCTGCATCGTGCCGGGAGGCGGCGTCAGGGTCAGGTGCTCGGCGGCCGTCACGACTGCACCGCCTTGTTCCACTCGTGCAGCACCAGATTCCAGGCGCGGCCATGGCCGAGCACCGGCACCTGCCGGATCACGCGCAGGCGCACGGCAGGTTCGGTGGGCAGGTCGAGCACGCGCTCGAAGCGTTCGTGCTGGGGCACGCTGTCAGCCCAGCCGTTCTCAGGGTCGGGAGTGTGGGTGTGGGTCAGCATGGGAGCCTCCTGGGGGCGCAGTTTGGGCAGCGAGGCCACTAGGGCCACGCCGAGGGCGAGGGTCAGGATGGTGAGCATCAGGTGGTCTCCCGGTTGAGGACACGGGCATGGGTGAGCTTGACCTCGACGGTGGACTCTGCCTGGCAGTTCATGCAGGTCATCCAGACGTACCCGTCGGCGAGTTCGCCCCGGAGATTGCGGGCAATGTCGTCAATGCTCCAGAGCGTCTGACAGACAGGGCAGGAGCCATTCGTGGTTTCCTTCTCTTCAACGAGCGGCATCTCAGTTGTCTCCTCTGGGGTTGGTCTGGCTCATGACCCACAGGCCGAGCACCAGACCGGCGATCACGACAGCAACGACGATCTGTTCGGTGCTCACGAGTTGTTCGCCTCGGATACGCGGCGGAAGCGCTCGACGGTGCGGTCGGCCTTGGGGGTGGTGAGCTGGGCCATCAACCACGCGCGCATCGGGTGACGGCAGGCCCGGAGGCGCAGCAGTAAGGTGCCCAGCATCAGCGCATCCCCAGAGCGCGCTGCAGGCCCCGCCATATCCAGCCGAGCAGGGTCGGTCGCGGGCGGGCGTGCATGATCAGCTCGCAATCGGCGCACACGGTCTCCGGGTCGCCCATCGTCAGCCGACTGCCGCAGACGTGGCAGCTCGCTATGGTTACGGCCCGCATCAGGCCTGTCCTCCTGCAGACACGAAATCTGCGGGGGCCTCGTCGAACTCGCACTCCAGGCGAGAGATCAGGATCGGGCGGGTGATGTCGGTGTACGGGCCCATCGTCCCGCCGCCAGCCCACTTCATCGAGGCGTGCAGCCGGTTGAAGCCGATGCATTCCCACACGCTGCGCGAGTACGAACGGTCGCCAGTCAGAACGCTTGGCCCGCAGGTGTACACCTTGCCGATTTCCAGCGGGCTGGGCGTGGCGATCGGCTGGCGACGTTCGAAGCCGCCCAGGCCCAGCAGGCCGAACAGGTCGCCGGCCATCAGCACCACTCCCGGGTCAGCCGGTCTTCGGCCAGCAGTCGGAGGGTCTCGGTCTCGCCTTGCGTGCATTCGATCAGCGGGTCGGGCTCGAGCGCGAGGAGCAACCCCAGGTGTAGCTGCTCCAGCAGATCGCTGCAGATCACGGCGGTGGCGTTGCGGCACTCCGGGCAGGCGGGGGACGTGATCAACATCACGTGGCCCTGGTCACACCAAGTCCTGGTCGGGATGTGGCCCTCGGCGCGACTCATGCTGCCGCCTTACTGGCCTTTCTCGCGTCCCGGATCAGCTTCTGGGTGCGGCGCTCGAACTCGTCGAGCTGCACCTGCGTGAAGTTCCCAGTCCACCACCCGGCCAGCATCAGCGTGCCGTGCTTCATCTGCCCGTCACCGAACGGCACTTCCGCCTGCACAGCCTCCCAGACCTGCCGACCGACAGCAGCGGTGATACGCCCTTCAGTCCGCGGCATGCGCGGCCTCCTGAATGATCTGCTCGGCACGGGCTTCGAGCTCGGCCCGCTCAGCAGCCGGGAGCGCGTCCATCCGAGCGCAGGCGCGGTCATACCACGCGAGAAGCGCCTCTTCGCGCGTCTCCGGCGCTGGATTGGTATCCACGAACGCCACCTGGGGGCGTCTGGCGGGGGTAGGTTGTTTCCGTCCCTGTGAACCTGTCATACTCATGGCGTCTCCTTAAAGTTCTGAATGCCCCCGGCTCTCACCCCGGGGGCACTTGCTTTGTCGGCTAGGCCGACGCCTCGGATGCCTCTGTAGTGTGCCTGTCTCGTTCTAGTATCAGTTTGCAGTAAAGCAAAGTGATGGTGGCTGACCGAGTAGTATCCACACCCTTAAGCGCATCCCCAACGGTTTTCTTGTGCATGCCAGTCATGCGCGAAAGTGCCCTCGCAGAGAGGTTTCTATGGGAAACCTCCCTGAGAATTTGGGCTAGCATCTCGTCTTTTTCAGGCATACGTCAGTTTAGGGCTGGGCTAGTAGTGTGTCAAGACTGTAGCGAGACAGAATGTTACTCTGTCTCGCTACAGGGTTAATTTTGGGCTAATACGTAGCCAAACCGATACAGTAGTAGTACAGTGTGGATTAATGACGTTAGCCAAACACAACCTCGAAGCGCTAGGACCGTTCATGGCCATCGGTGATGACGGAACCCGGGCACAGCTTCATGCCCGGCTGCTTCGTGATTGGATGGCAGATAAGGGCCTTAAAGCTCCTTCACTGGTACAGTCCGTCGAAAAGCAAGGCCAGCAAATTAGCGCCGATTACGTCAGGAAACTGACCCGTGGCGAGCGAGAGCTTTCGAGCGTGCCTCTTGAGTTGCGAGAGGCTATTCGACGTTCTCTTCGAGTAGGCGCGGAAGATTGGGAAAAGGCTACAGGATTGGCCACAGCTGCCGATCTTGACCCCGACCCTCTAGTATTTGCGCGTCCTGTTCGCCAGCGCGAACTTCCAGAAGCGCTTCAGCAGATGATCGAACAGCGCAAGCATCTTGATCCCTCTGTTTTGGAGCCCCGCTGGCAGCAATACATGGCGGGCCAGCGTTTTAGTACTGGTACCGCAACTCCCGATCGGTACTGGAATCTGTTCCTGCTTCTGAAAAATGCAGGAGTAGAGCCGGGCGGAAATTAATGGACGAGCACGTCACCTACTTGCTGGATTTCGGAGCCAAGCTTTACGCGAAACACGATTTTCCACCCACACCTTTCGAGCTGGCTGCCGCACTAGGAATTCGCATGATCCCTGGTGATGAAGACAGCGCAAACGCTGGACCGCCCGCAGTGATCACCTATAGCACTCGCCATCTCAGCAAAGTGCGTTGGCCGCTGTGGCACGAAATCGCCCATGTCGTCTCGGCGTGGTACGGCATTGAGCAGGATTTACAAGACGCCCTCGGTGTGGACCGGGCCAGTAAGCGGATCGAAGATATTGCCGATCTCCTCGCTGGCCTTTTTGCTGTACCAGCCCCACTGGTTCGGCATGCCGTCCATATGTTCGGCGTGACCACAACAGCCGTGCTGTACGTGGCCGAAAAGGGCAACGTTACACCTGCCGTCGCACTACGCCGAGTGATCTATCACGACCTGACCGCAAGTCGGGCCGGAGCCATCTTGGTTGGCTCGCACGTTATTGATTTGGCGGCACAGAATTATCGGCTCCCTTTCGTTCAGGGAGAACGCATTCCAGAAGCTCACATATCGCTGCCAGGTGCCGACCTACGCCTATTCAAGCGTAGTGCAGTACTAGCCATATGGGATGGATCGTGACGTAGTGCTTCAGGAGTGACGTCACACTGCACCCGCCCAGCTGGCGGGGACCTTGGGGAAGGTATTGGGGGGAGATATGAAAACAAGCGTAATCGTTCTGGCACTTCTACTCATGGGTATTCCGGTTAAAGCACAGAGCGATTTTGTTAAGCCGGGTTCCATTGGTCAACCCTCCGTTTCCAACAGTTCATGCACTTTTACAGACTTTAGTACACCATTAATCACATGTTGGGTTGGACAGAAAATATTATTCCTTCCCCAATCAAAGGACTTTCAACATTTCGGCTATCAACTGTTCAAGAGGCTTGGGAGTGAGAGTCGGACCATTCCTTACGAGGAATTGGCAGGAAAAGTCGGCACAATAACAAACGTTATGCAAGGCTACTTGCATTATGATGTCACTGTAGTTATTGATGATACGCAGAAAACATACATCGGTGAAGCATATGGCAACGAGGATCGCGGATATACTATTGATGGGATAGCTCTCTTACGAGAGCTGCAAGATGCGAGAAATGCGTTAAAGGGAAGAACGGTGTGGCTAAGCTCTTATGAACTAGGCCAATATGACGATGCAAAAGGAAAGACAAGTTTTTTGCCAACCAAAGGATTCAGACCCACATTTGTTGAGGACGTGGTGGCAGGCTCGTTTAGTTTTGAACCAGTCCGACTAATTGTCAAAACAGAGAGTGGCGCTGAAGGCTATGTTGATATTAGCTACTCTGGAGTCAATAGCGGAAGTGTCGGAAAGCTTTTTACATTTGATAAGCAGGTAAGTTTAGTAGATCCACGAAAGTCGCACAATTGGAGCAGTGAGGTGTGGGTAGCTATCGAAAACAAGAAGGTTATTCCAGGAATGACGATGGAGCAAGTTAGATTTTTTCTTCCGCAAAATCACACCACAGATCAAACAACCACAAAAGATGGACTCATAGAGCAGTGGACGTTTAAGAGCTACGGATTGGTGACGTTTTTAAATGGAACTGTATCCAGCTTTACTACGCTTGGCAACTAATGCTCCGTGGTAACTCATCTGTTCACAAGCCTGAGCCAAGCGCGCGTTGCGAGCGCCTTCCCTTCTGGCTGTTCGACCGGGTACCCGAACCGCACGTCGTCTTGCCTGGGGCGTCACTGCTTCGCCTGTCACGTGGCGGTGGCCTGCTGGGCGAGTGGACCGGCAGATGACCAGATTCCTGACCCCTCGGACCTCCGCAGTGCTGACGATCATCGCTGCGCTCGCGGTGGTGTACTTCAACACGAGACTGCTCAAACCAGCCTTTGGCGCGTGGCCCTACGCTGGCATCCTCTGGGGCCTGATCACGGCCGCCTACGGCGCGAGCCTGTTGATCCGGGCATGGGGAAAGGGCAGCAGTGCGGCCCCTTGATAAGCGGGGGATGGAGGTTATGGCGGAGTGAATGAGCAACCGACCTGCACTGCACCGCTCGGCCAGCGGGAGACTTCAAAAGCGGCACCTTGGTATCAGGAGATATGACATGTCGAAGCCGCCCCGCCCTCAGCGTCCCGACCGAATTCGGGCCTGGATTTTGATCATCCTTGGCATCCTCATGCTCCTCGCTGGGGCGGGCTTCGCCCTCAACCGCTTCATGGCCCTGGACATCTTTCCGATCGCGCTTGGAATCGCTTTGATTCTTATCGGTTACCGGTTCCTGAACCGCAAGCGGGTTTTCAAGGTCGACAACACGTGAGGGATGGAGCGACATGGAAATCCATACAGTTGACCAAAAGCCTGCCCGGAATACCGAACGACAGGGACAGCGAACGGTGGTTCGAGGGCAGAGCGTGACGTGGTGAAGCGGTCAGTCGCACGGTTCGCCGCCCAGGTCGCCATGTTCGCGTTCATCGTGGTGCTGGCGGGTGTGCTCCACCCCTACCTGAGCAGGTCCGATAACAAGCTGATGTGGATCCTCATCTTCCTGATCATCCTTGGCCTGCTGATGCTGCCAGGCTGGCTCTTCGACCGCCGACAGAAGCCCGTGAAGCCGAAGATCGTCAAGATCCACAAGTCGATCTCACTTCCAGATGGTGGCCAACTCTTCGTCAGCAGGAACGGCATCGGCCCGATTGACGGCTTCAAAGGGTTTCGCACCACAGCGATATATGACGCTGCTCGCCAGGAGAATAGTTCAGATGAGTAAGCGGGAGGTGGCACACGGTGAACGGATGAGCGTGGTGAAGGCCATCACTCTACAAATCAGCCGACGCCGCCTGGGCATTGCTCTCACCTTCCTGGGCCTCATCAGCAGCGTCGTCTTTTCCGTACTTTGCGTGATCCACGGCGGGCTCTTCCTCAAGGTACTGGCAATCGCAAGCACACTCATCCTTGCGTTAGGACTCACACTGCTAAACCCGGTACGACTTCTTGAAGGGGAGCCCTGACGTGGTGACCTGAAGTAGCTGCACCGCACCCGCTCGGCCAGCGGGGGAAGGGGAAAGAGGCGAGAATATGACCAAAGAAGTTTTTCCAGTCCACTCAATCGACATCAAGCCAGTTATCACTTCAGGAATGGAATCGTTGTTCAGCAACTATGTCTTTGTCGGGACAGATTCCGAAATGTACTACATTGATTTTCATCACACTGATAGCAATTACCTGGCGCAGAACCTGCAAGAACTTCGGAATACGGAAGGTGTAGCGATTCTGGAATCACCATCAGTCGCCCGACTGGCCATATCCGCGAATACGGCCAAAAAGCTCATCGAGCTTCTCGTCGGACAGATGCACGCCAACGGTCTACTTCTTCCTGTTCAAGAAGCGGATTCATGACATTCATTCCGACCGGCCGACAGACAACGCCAATCGATCTCAACGCACTCGAGCAGGTTTTACCTGCACTTCGTTCAGCGCCTCCGACCAACACTCCGCTGACCAGAGGCAGTTCCGCCAGCTCGAACGCTGTGAGATTAATTGCTACTCGAGTGCGCATGATCCCACCTGAGGAGTCGTACACTGCCTCCATGACCGGCACGGCATGGGACGCGTTCATGAATCAGCCTGGAACTGTGGCGATCCGCCAGCAGCAGGCGATGTTCATGGAGATGCGCGAACAGTTCTACGCCGAGTACGAAGGGAAATACGTGGCCTTCTCGAACGGGGAGATTCTCGATTCCGACGCCGATGACAGTGCCTTACTGGTGAGGACGCGAGAGCTGAGAAGGCAGAAATATGTCGTAGTCCTTCGCGTTCAGCGTGAGTACCCACCAGCCGAATTGTGACCCGATTGTTCCCCATGACGCAAGTAGCGCTTGCGCAGGTCGCAATTTTGCCCGTTGAGTTCACTGGAAATTTAGGATCCAAAATACTGCCTGCGAAGCTCGACACAGGAGCTGAGATGTGTCATCTGTTTTGCATGGAAATTTTTGGGCTTACCGATGATCGGCATGTTGCCGAGATTGAATTTAGTGGCTTAGCTGGTGAAAGCCGCAAACTAAAAATCTACGAACTTGACGTACAAATTGCAGGTCGAACCTTCAAAGGTGTCAGGGTTGCCGCAGGGCAATCAGATCGTGCCATTCTCGGTATGAATATTTTGAATAAGCTCCTGATTACCTTTGACGGCCCAGGCGACCAGTTTCAGCTGTGACTCTGTCCACCACCGCCCGCATCTACATCAGGGTCTCTACCGGCCAGCAGGCGAGCGATGGGTACAGCATGGACGCCCAGCGCGAGAAGGCCATCGCCTGGTGCACCTACCAGGGCTTGAGCACCACCCAGATCTACCCCGACGCAGGCATCAGCGGATCTAGAAACGACCGACCCGCTCTCGCCCAGCTGCTCGCCGATCTGCAGGCCGGGGATACCGTGGTCGTGTACGCCCTGTCCCGCCTGGGGCGCGGCGGGGCCATGCAGATGCTCGGCATTATCAACCAGATCAGGAAGGCCAAAGCCCGACTGGTCAGCCTGACCGAGCACATTGACACCGAGACCAGCGCCGGCCGCCTGATGCTGACCGTTCTGGCAGCCCTGGCCGAGTTGGAGGTCGAGCAGACCCGGGAGCGCAGCGAGAGCGGCCGGATCGAGGCGGCCCGGCAGGGCACCTATCCGCTCGGCACGCACAGCCTGCCGCTGGGCTGGATGCGAGGTGCGGACGGCCGCGTGGTTGCCGACGAGCACGCCCCGACAGTGCGCCTGGTCATGGAACAGGGCAAGGTGCCGTACGAGCGCACCGCGAAGATGCTGACGGCCCGAGGCGTGCCGACGGTGCGGGGCGGCAAGTGGGACGTGGCGAGCGTCCGGAATATCGTGCGCGAGGAGGCGTATGCCAGTGGCTTGCTGCGGTACCGCAGCAAGAGCCGCCCGGACGCTCCCGAGGACTGGGTGAGCGTGCCGGTGCCGCCACTGGTCACGCGGGAACTGTGGGAGGCCGCGCAGCGCTCCGGCCGTGCCAACCACGCCCACAAGCGGCCGGATAAGTTCCCGCTCACTGGGCACCTGCTGTGCGCCTGCGGCAGCGCCGTGATGGGACACACGGGCGGCGAGGGCATCCCGAACGCCTACATCTGTTACGACCGGGTGCGCAAGACGCCCACCTGCGCCAGCAATGGCAAGCGCACGCGGGGCTGGTACACGGCCGAGCGGATCGCTACAGAGGCCCGAAAGGTGCTCGGCGCGTACCTCGCACAGCCCCTCGACCCGGCCCGGCTGCGCGGCCTCGACAGCAGCTCCCCCCTATTGGACGAACACGCCCAGGAGAAGGCGCGGATCAATCAGCAGCTCGAAGCCCTGGTGACGCTGCACCTGCACGGCGAGATCAACTACGACCACTACGTCGCGCACCGCGCCGGCCTGCTGGCCCGGCTGAATGCCCTGACACCCACGGTCGCCGAACCGGCGGCGGAACCCCTGCGCGATCTCAGCCGCTGGGTTCCGGCCGTCCTGAGCGGCGACAACGAGGAGCTGGCCCGGCTGCTCGACCTGTTGGGCGTGACGTTCGGACTGATCGAGGGCGGAGGCCTGCAGGTGCTACGGCTCGTGCCAGTGGGCGGCGAGAGCGCTCTCTGATGAGTGCACGGAGTATTGCTGTCGCCGTTGAGGGTGTTGATGATTACGTCGGGCTTGGCGGCCTTAATCTTGTTGATCACCGAGCTGAATTCGGTGCCGCCCAGCGCCACGTACTCCTCGCCGGCCACCGCCGCTTTCTGTGCCAGGATGTGCTTCTTCAGCACCAGA